ACATATGAAACTAACGAATGGTTAGAAAAAATGGGATTCATGGTTTCTATATCTCATGATGGTCCCGGTCAGTTTGTAAGAGGCCCTGATCCATTAGAAGATGAAAAACAAAGAGAAATAATTTTCGATCTTGTTAAGAGACTTAAAAATAAAAACATGAATGTATCATTTAATTCTATGATACATAGAGAAAATATGAGCAGAAAAAAGGTACAAGATTATTTTATGAATATTTCGAAAGAAATGGGAGTAGAATATACTGCAATAGGAGAAGGCGGATTTATTGATTCTTATGACGAAGGCGGCGTCGATAATAGTTTACATAATGATCATGAACATTTTACATTTAGAAGAACAACAATTGAAGAATTGAGAAGGAATTTTATAAATGGAGAATTGAATCTGTTTTGGATTGTTCAACAGAGAATTAATAATTTATTAAATGCTATAGCATTTAATAGACCTACAAATTCATATGGACAAAAGTGTGGAATGGATGAGCCAAATACTATAGCTGTTGATTTAAGAGGTAATGTCTTAACTTGTCAAAACGTTTCATCAGTTTCGGTTGCAAAAAATGGAAATAGCCATAAAATCGGTCATGTTTCTAATATGGAAAATGTTAAACTGCGAACTGCTACTCATTGGTCTGCAAGAAAAGAATGTTCTGATTGTCCTGTATTAGCAAGTTGCCAAGGATCGTGTATGTTCCTTTATGAAGATTTGTGGAAAAAAGCATGTGATAGCGCATATAGCGATCATATTCCATTCCTCGCAGTCGTCATAGAATTATTAACTAATTACTTTCCAATTAGAATAGAAAATGAAAATTTGCCCGAAAACCGTAAAGATATTTGGGGTCCAAATAATGTAAGATATTCTCTTCCAAAGATAAGAGAAAAAGCACGTCAATTGAATGATAGCATGGCTCCCGTAGATTGATATTATATAAATAAATCAAAAAAGGGTAAACTATGTCATTACCAAGCAGCAGAGAACAATTTAAATATTATTGTCTTAGGAAACTAGGTCATCCTGTTATCGAAATTAATGTTGACAACGACCAAGTAGAAGATCGCATAGACGAAGCATTGTTGTATTTTGTTGATTATCATTTTGATGGAACTGACAAGCTTTACTACAAATATCAAGTTACTCCCGATGATATTGTCAATAAATATATCACTTTACCTGACAATATCATTGGAGCAGTAAATCTTTTTCCTATCGGTCAAGCTCTTAATACAAATAATTTGTTTAATATTCGATATCAAATCGCATTAAACGACCTATATACATTAACATCTGTTTCAATGGTTCCATATTATATGGCACTACAACATGTTCAATTTCTTGAACAAATGCTTGTTGGTCAACAACCATTAAGATACAATAGACATGTTAATCGTTTATATGTTGATATGGATTGGACGATAATTAATCCCGGCGATTATTTGATTGTTGAAACTTATACAGTTATAGATCCAAATGAATATCCAAAAGTATGGAGTGATCGTTGGTTACAACGTTATGCTACATGTTTAATTAAATTACAGTGGGGCAGCAATCTTATTAAATTTAGAGATATGAAACTTCCAGGTGGATTGAGTTTTAATGGCGAAAAAATATATAATGATGCTTTGGCTGAAAGAGATGCTTTAGAAAAAGAGGTTATTTATACTTACTCGCTTCCTGTTACAGATATGATCGGCTAAAACATATATGGTCGGAACAACTAATTTTTTCTTTAATAATTTCCAATCTTCCCAGGAACAATTGCTTCTTGAAAATCTTATCATAGAAGCAATTGCAATTCATGGTATTGATGTATATTATATTCCCCGAAAATTAAATAATTATGATTCTCTTTATGGTTCAGACGATCAATCATCATATGAACAAGCATTTCCAATCGCCATGTATATTGAATCTTTTGATAACTTTAAAGGCGATGGTAATTTTATGTCAAAGTTTGGTCTTGAAATAAGAGATCAAGTTATATTTTCTGTTGCACAAAGAATATTTCAAAGCGAAGTTGCAAACATTACTGCACAATTAAGACCGAATGAAGGCGATTTGATATATTTTCCTTTAAATCAAAAATGTTTTCAAATTAAATTCGTAGAAAAATTCGAAATGTTTTTCCAATTAGGAAAATTATATACATGGCAAATGACAACAGAAGTATTTGAATATTCTAATGAGAAATTCAGCACTGGAATACCAGAAATTGATATACTACAAACCAAGTTCGATACTAACGATTTGGATTGGGGCATATTAGATGAGAACGGTAATATTTTGGTTACAGAAAATCTTGATTATCTAGTTCTAGAAGCATCTGGGTTTCCAAATATGGCCGCTGGAGCAGACAATGTTGAGATTGACAATGAAGCAGATCAATTTGTTGACTTTTCAACTACTGATCCTTTCTCAGAGGGATTCTAATGTTCGGACAAACTTTTTATTTCGATCTTATTAGAAAATATGTAATTTTAATTGGTTCTTTGATGAACGATATTAAAATTACACGTACTGATAAAAATAATAATTTAACTGAATTTATTAAAATTCCAGTAATGTATGCACCAAAAGATAAAATGCTTGCGCGTGTAATACAAGACCCAAACATTGATAGACAATCTGCAACTACAACGTTGCCTATGATTTCGTTTGAAATGGGACAAATAAGATATGATGGTGATAGAAAGTTAAATACTATAGGAAAAATAGCATATAAAAAAGATGCTAATAATTTTAAATATCAGTACAATCCTGTTCCGTATAGTTTTGAATTTAAAGTTTTTATATATGCAAAAAATGCAGAAGATGGAACTAAAATATTAGAACAAATATTGCCATATTTTACGCCCGATTGGACAACTACTGTTAAATTAATTCCTGAAGTAGAAGAAATAAAAGATATTCCTGTTATATTAACACATGTTGGTTATGAAGATAATTATACTGGAGATTTCAAAGAACGTAGAGCTATAATTTGGACCTTAGATTTAACTCTTAAAGGTTATCTGTACGGCCCAATCAAAACTTCACCAATTATCAAATTTGTTAACACAAATTTTTATGCAACAAATTTATCTGTAACAAATGCAGTTGGAAATTCAACTGCAGCATTTACTACATCTACTGTTCCGGGATTGGACATAAACGGAAACCCAACTTCAAATTCATCGTTATCAATAACAACTAATGAAATTGAGGCAACAGATGATTATGGATTTATTACAGTTACAATTGATGATGAAAACGTTTATGTATATTATTCATGTGATACAACATTGCTAACTTGTGATAGCTCTACCAGAGTAAATCAAGGCATATTGTTGAATAATTAAAGGATTATGATATGGATGAACCCGACAAATCAGTTACCGAAATAATTGCAAAGGCTCATGATGATTCTGCAAATGTTATATATTTGTACATTAAAACACACAATAAAACGGATTTGAAATATTTGGGTAAAACAAATAGCAAAAACCCTCATAAATATAAAGGTTCGGGAAAATATTGGAAATTGCATTGCGATAAACATGGTTATGATTATAAAACAGAAATTATTTTCGTTTCTAAAAACGCAGATGAAATAAAACAAAAAGGGATGTTTTATTCTAATTTATTTGATATTGTAAAATCAAATGAATGGGCTAATTTGAAAGAAGAGTTTGGGGATGGTGGAGGCGTAAAAGGAAGATTACTGTCAGAAGAAACAAAAAATAAAATATCTACTACACAAAAAGGAAAACCAAGAAATCAAATTTTTAATACATCAGGGTTTGATGCAGCTAAAAAAATCAAGAAAAAATGTCATTTTTGTAATAAAAATTATGATTTAGGGAATTATAGTAGATATCATGGAGAGAAATGTAAAAAGAATCCTAATGTATCAAAAGAAGAAATGACAAAAAGAATATTATTGGCAAAAAAAGCAGCTGCTGCTTCAATAGAAAGTAGAAAAAATGCAAAATCAAAGCAATAATGATTTGCAAATACAAAAATTTGAAAATCAAAGCAATACTATTTCTAATTTATTAACTTCTATGAATAACGACTCGGCGGTTGAAGATTTCAATAAAGCAAGATCAAATATCTATATAATGTTAGACACTTTAAAAGATTCTGTGGAAAAATTAGCAGAAATATCAGAACAATCACA